GCTGTAGTTCAAGGTATAGAATTAAGCAATACAATCCGTTTATCAGCTTATACTTTTGAAATCATTAATAATAGAATTAAAATATTCCCCATCCCATCAGATAATGACACTAGAAATGGATTTTTATGGTTTGAATATATCAAAAATGAAGAACGTATAACAAATGGTTTAATACAAACCAACACAGTTACTAATCCTTCAAATGCACCATATGGTAATCCAACTTATAACCAAATAAATTCTATTGGGAGACAATGGATATTTGAATATACTTTAGCATTATGTAAAGAAATGTTAGGATATGTTAGAGGAAAATACTCAACAGTCCCTATCCCAGATCAAAACATGTCATTAAATCAATCAGATTTATTAGCAGCAGCTACAACTGAGAAAACAGCTTTAATTGAAAGACTAAGAGCATATTTTGATGAGACTTCTAAACGATCTTTACTTGAAAGACGCGCTCAAGAAAGTGATTTTAGAAAACAAGAAATTAATAATGTACCAATGACAATTTACATAGGATAATGGCAATATTTGGATCTGCAAGAGATGTATCAATGATAAGAAAAGTTAACAGAGAACTGTTACATGATGTTATCTCTCAACAGTGTGCTATTTACAAATATGCTTTAGATAAAACTAAAGTAAATATGTATGGTGAAGCATCTGAAGGTAGATGGTTTAAAGGTCCTGTATTGTTGAATGCTTTAATCACTGTAGGTGATAAAACTGATGGTACAAGTGATTTAGGGGTTGACTTTAACTGGGACATGAAATTTGCGTTTTTAAAAGATGATTTAGTAGATGCTAATCTAGTTATAGAAATTGGAGATGTAATATTATATCAAGAATCATATTTTGAAGTAGATGTATCATTTGACACTCAATACTTTGCAGGTAAAGACCCTGACTACCCATATGAGCAAAACCCATTAAACCCAGGACTAGGAAATTTTGGATATAATGTGAGTGTAATTGTAAATACCCACAATATCCCAGCAGATAGAGTAAATATTATTAAACAAAGATTATAATGGCTAAAGGAAGAAAACCAATACCAAAAACACAAAAAGAAATAAGCGAGTCTTTACAGACACCTTATGAGCCACCCGTTGGCTCACCTGGGTTTTCTCCTACAGGCAATCCTAATGACGCTAATCGACCTAACAGGGCAGAGCAATTTTCATTTAAAAATGATCCTGTAAAACCATTGACAATTAGCTTAGAAGATCTAGACTGGGCTATAATGTATTATTTTCAAAATGTTATTAAACCATCTGTCTTTCAAAATGGGGAAAAATTAGAAGTACCTGTCATATATGGTTCACCTGAAAAATGGAAATCATATCAAAAAGATGGTTTTTATAGGGATTTAAATAATAAGATTATGGCACCTCTTATTATGTTTAAGAAGAACAATATTGAAAAAAATAGAAATCTTACAAACAAATTAGATGCTAATAACCCTCATAACATAGCCATCACAGGACAGAAATATAGCCAACAAAACGCTTATAGTAAATTTAACTTATTAAATGGAATCAAACCAGAACAAACATACTATGCTTCTGTTGTCCCTGATTATTTAACAGTTACATATGATTGTGTTATATTTACTTATTATGTGGATCAATTGAATAAAATAATCGAAGCAGTACAATATGCTTCAGATGCATATTGGGGTGACCCAGAACGCTTTAAATTTAGAGCTCATATCGATTCATTCCCTATTACTACTGAACTATCAGATAATAGTGAAAGGTCAGTAAGAAGTGCTTTTACAATTAAATTATTTGGTTATATTGTTCCTGATGTAGCTCAAAAAGCTGAAACTTTTGTTGGTAAATTTTCAAATAGAAATAAATTAGTAGTTACTTCTGAAGTTGTCACTAACATAGAAGATTTAAAAAATAATCCTAATATATAAAGATTATGGGAGACCCAATATACGGACCATTCCAGTTCCAAACTAGACAATATTATGATGCTGAAGGAGTTGATACTGCTAAAGATTCAACATTAACTTTTGAAGATTTAGACCAATCACTATTATTCCTTTCTAGCTCTATAGCGAATGTGAACCCAAATATAAACACCAGTTCACTACTATTAACAGCCTCAGCTAACTTAAACACAATTACTTTTACTAAAGGAGACGGCATTACCCAATTTGATATTACTGTAGATACAGGTAGTGGACAAACATACACAGCTGGAAATGGTTTGGATCTAATAGGAAATGAATTTAGTTCTAAAGTTTTAACAGTAAACGGGCAAAATCCTGATAACCTAGGAAACATAACCACAGCTTTAACAGCGGTAGAAACAGGAACATCAGCTTCACTAATACAATCATCCTCAGGAACTATAACTGGCTCTATACTAAATGGAACAGTATGGGTAATATCAGGAGATGTAGACACTACTAAAAATGGGGACACATATATTTTTAAAAGTGGATCAGTAGGACAGTGGTATCAAATATCACCTTTAGATGAAGTAGCAGCTGATGCTAGATATGTAAGACTATCTTCAACTTCATTACAAACTATTACTTCATCACTTTTAATAAGCGGATCAACTACTTTTAGTGGATCTTTATTTTGGTCTGGAGCTAGTAATTTAGGAGGAGCAGCTAATAGTGTTTTAGTATTAGGCGAAAATGGACAAATATATAAAACAGGCTCATATGGAACAGGAGGTGGAGGTCCCGGAACCCCAGGAGGAGCTAACACTACAATCCAATTTAATGATGCTGGAGCATTCAGCGGATCAGGTAATTTTACCTTTAATAAAACTACAAATGTAGTTAATTTAATAGGCACCGGTTCTATAACTGGTTCTTTATCTATATCAAGATCAGTAGAAGGAACCCCACTAACAATAATAGGAACAGGTTCATCCCCAATATTAAATATCGTGGGATCAACAGGTAATCTATTACAAGCATATGATAGAACCTCAGGAGATATTTTCACAGTAGGAGACTATCCCTCAGGATTACCTATTTTAAGAGTTACATCTGATAGAGAAACATTTATAGGTAATAGTAATGCACCAGGATTATATAATAGTTTTATTACATCATCTGTTAATGCTGGAAGCCATGTAGTTTATCAAGTATTAACAAGTTCATATAATGCTTTATGGATAGACTACTCAGCATATAGTGGTTCTAATTTTAGAGCAGGTACCTTTAATACTATGTGGAGTGGATCAACAATCCAATATATTGATTCAACTGGCTCAAATTTTGGTAACACAAACAACCTAACTTTTTCATCTAGTTTTAGTGCCTCATATTTACAAGTCACAGCCAGTATTGTAACTACAAATGGGTGGTTTGTAAAGGGAATAATAAGAGCAATATAATATGGCATCAGTTATAGTAACAGGTTCTTTAGCAATAACAGGAAGCACATTTGTTGGTTCAGGTATAGTTACAAATGGATTAGATTATTATTTTGATGTTGGAAATATAAACAGTTTTGACTATATAAATAACAATAAACAAACTTTAAATAATATAGCCAAAGGAGGAGGAAATCCATATGTAAGTGCTTCTTTTAATATAAGAACAGGATCAGTATCTGAAACATATTCCCCCACATCTAGCTACTCTCCAGAATTTGGAGGATGCTTATTTGTAAGTAGCTCAGTCACATCAATCCAACAAGTCTACCCAGCTATAATACTCCAGTCAGCTTTAGCATTAATCCCTGTAACTAATACCCTTATCAGTCAAAGGTATTTTAGTGGAAAATCACAATTAACATATGCTCTTTGGTTTAAACATACTGGCCTTGTAACTGGAAGAGCAGGTAATGCTATGAAAGTTGCTGGGATTTCAAATGCTAATATGGTGCTTAATTCATATTTTAACTTTTCTTCTCCAAATAGTATATCTTTAGCATATGGTTTCCAAAACCCAACTAATACAGGTGTTATTATATTAAATACAACATCTGTAAGTTCTAATAATTGGAATTATTTTTGTGTTACTTTTAACAACGGTCAAGCAAATGCTTACATTAATGGAGAATTAAAAGGAAACTCATCCCCAGGATATTTTTTCCCTACTTTAAAATCTACAGGAGCAGCAGCATATATAGGAGGAGCAGCATCTGGTCCTAATACAAGCGCAATGGTAGGATACTTAGGTCCAACTCAAATCTACGGACGAGCCCTTTCCCAACAGGAAGTACTTCAAAACTATCATACAATGAAAGGTAGATTCGGAATCTATACTTAATATTTATTACAAATAATAAATTATGGAAAAACAAGTTTTAACACAAGAAGAAATTCAATCTTTAAAAACAATTCAATCTCGTCAACAAGCATTATTAAGTATGTTTGGTGATCTAGAATATAAAATTCAAATCCTAGAATTAGAAAAACAAAGACTAAAACAAGCTCTTCAAACTCAAATGAAAGAAGAAGAAGAAATAGGTAAACAACTTCAACAAAAATACGGCGATGGAAGTATAGATCTAGAAAAAGGAGAATTCATTCCTGTTTCGTAATTTCGACATCTCCTAAGATATTTATAACTAAAATAAAACACATTTAAGAACATGGCAGAAACTTTAGTATCACCAGGTGTATTAGCAACAGAAACAGATACTTCATTTGTTACTCAAGGCCCAATACAAGCCGGAGCAGCTATATTAGGTCCAACAGTTAAAGGACCTGTAAATATTCCAACATTAGTAACTAGTTGGAGTGACTACCAAAATAAATTCGGTACCACTCTTGTTAGTAGCTCAACTGTTTACACTTATTTCACCTCTATCGCCGCTTACAATTATTTCAATAACGGCGGAACATCATTATTAGTAGCTCGTATTGTATCAGGAACTTACGCTCCTGCTACCAGCAGCATATACAAATCAGGATCTGTATCAGCTGCTTCATTTGTATTAACTACTTTATCAGAAGGTATTGAACAAAATAGTTCAAGCTCACAAGACTCTAATGGAGTATTAGCTAGCGGATCAGCAGATAATATCAGATGGCAAATCACAACTGTTAATACTTCTTCTGGTACATTTACTTTATTAATTAGACAAGGTAATGATAATAATGCTAATCCAATTATTTTAGAACAATGGAATAACTTATCATTAGATCCATTCTCTTCTAATTATATAGCTAAACAGATTGGTGATCAAACTCAAACTTTAAAAACTACTGATGGATATTATTTACAAACAACTGGTAGTTACCGTGGTGGATCAAGATATGTAAGAGTATCTAATATAGCTAACACTCCAAATTATTTAAATAGTAATGGAACCATTTCAATCCCTGCTTATAGTGCTTCTTTACCAACTGCAAGTACAGGATCATTTAGTGGAGCTACAGGTACTATAATGGCTGGAGCTAAGTTTTATGATCAAATCACAGCTATTAATACTCAAGGATTATCATCTAGTTATTATGATAATATGATTAATCTATTAGCTAATAAAGATGATTATCAATATAATATTATTATGACTCCTGGTTTATGTGATAATTTAACAGGCCATTCAAGTCAAATTAATACTATTATTTCTAATTGTCAAGACAGAGGAGATTGTATTTATATCGCTGATTTAGCTGCTTACGGTCAAACAACAAATACTGTTGTAACTCAAGCCCAAACCAAAAATACATCATACGCTGCGTCATATTGGCCTTGGGTTCAAGTTCAAGATCCTAACAGTGGACAAAATGTTTGGGTACCAGCTTCAACTGTAGTAGGTGGAGTATACGCTTATAATGATAGTGTTTCTGAGCCTTGGTTCGCACCAGCAGGTATTAATCGTGGAGGTTTAGGTCAAGTTATCCAAGCTGAAAGAAAATTACCTCAAGCTACTCGTGATACATTATATGAAGGAAAAGTAAATCCAATCGCTACATTCCCCGGAACTGGAGTAGTAGTATATGGTCAGAAAACATTACAAACTAGACCATCTGCTCTTGATCGTGTAAACGTTCGTCGTTTATTAATTGCTCTTAAGAGTTATATTTCTCAAGTTGCTAACACATTAGTATTTGAACAGAATAGTGTAGCTACAAGAAATAACTTCTTAGCACAAGTAAATCCATACTTAGAGAATGTTCAACAAAGACAAGGATTATATGCTTTCAAAGTAATTATGGATGACAGTAACAATACAGCTGATGTAATTGATAGAAATGAACTAATAGGTCAAATTTATGTTCAACCAACTAAAACTGCTGAATTTATTTACTTGGATTTCATTGTTACACCAACTGGAGCTAGTTTCCCAGCATAAAATTTAAAGATTGAATATTTATAATAAATAAAAGACAATGGCAATATTAAACGCAAACGAAATATTTTTCACAGCATTTGAACCAAAACAGGCTAACAGATTTATCCTGTATATGGATGGAGTTCCTAGCTATTTAGTTAAAGGAGTAAACGCTGTAACTGTATCACAAGGTGAAGTAGTACTAAACCATATTAACGTATACAGAAAGGTTAAAGGAAAAACAACATGGGGTGATATTCAAATGACCCTATTTGATCCAATCACACCTTCTGGAGCCCAATCAGTAATGGAATGGGTACGTTTACACCATGAATCAGTAACAGGTAGAGATGGTTACTCAGACTTCTATAAGAAGGACTTAGTATTAGATGTTTTAGGACCTGTAGGTGACGTTGTTAGTGAATGGATTATAAAAGGCGCATTTATTAAAGAAGCCAACTTCGGTGATTATAACTGGGATACTGAAAACCAAGCTGTAAATATCACAATGACTGTTGGAATGGATTACTGCGTATTGAACTTCTAATATTCGCTATTTAAACATAAAAAGGCCCACAGTAATGTGGGCTTTTCTTTTCTAATATTTATAATAAAATACAATATGGGTCTATTAGATTTACTCCTTAAAAACCAATCAAACCTAGACATCAATCCGGTCCCCCAACAAGGCAATGGCCCTGTAAACCCAGCTACAGGAGAATTTAATACAGGAACTACTCCATTTCAACAAGTGTGGAATTCAAATAATACTTATATTAAATCATTTGAAGGAGGAACTAATACTGGGATTCAACCTCCAACATTAAAAGAAACAGGTTTAGATATAGATAATCCAAATTATGTTCCTTCAACATCTACTCCTAATACTTTAACATTATATCCTGCTACTGCTAAAGGAGGGTTAGGGCAAAGCGCTATCCAATTTTTACAAATATGGACACCTGTTATTAATTACAATGATATAGTTGTTGGAGCAGGAACTAGCCCATTAGCACAATCATTACCAGAAACTGGTCTAGATAATACTGACCCATCATCTGTCCCTACTACTGTATCCCCTATCAACGTTACTAATTACCCTAATTTGGCTAAAGGTGAATACAATTCAGTATCTAACCAATATAACCAAATATATGGGCCTAATAAAACATACTTAAATAATTATGACCCAAATGTTCAACCTAATAGCCTAGATGAAACTGGTTTAGATATAGAAAATATAGGTTTAGTATCAACAACTGCTGCTCCTAGTCCTAATACTTCTTACCCAAATTTAGCGTCAGGAGAGTTTGGAGGGCAAAGCGATAATTTTAATCAAATATACACTCCAACTAGCACATATTTAAACACATTTGACCCTAATACTCAGCCTAATACTATTACTCAAGGTCAAACAGGTTTAGACAATATAAACCCATCATACACACCAACAACAGTTACTCCATTTAATCCAACAAATTATCCTAATCAATCAACAGGTGAGTTTGGAGGAGCATCAACTCAATATACTTCACCTTATGGACCTAATAACACTTATGAAAATGCTTATATTAATAGTCCTGTAAATTTTGATACATTACAACCCACAACATTAAGTGAAACTGGTTTAGATAATACAAACCCAACATTTGCACCCACAACTGAATTGCCTGTAGATACAACCGTTTATCCTCAATATACTCAAGGAGAATTTAATGGTGCCCCTATGTTATACAATCAAGCATGGGGTCCTGGGTTTGGTTATTTAGCAAATTACAACCCAAATATTCAACCTAGTACTCTAGGTCAAACCGGGTTAGATAATACTAATACATCATTTGCTTTAACCACAACTACACCTGATACTCCAAATATTTATCCTCAATTTGTACAAGGTGAATTCGGTGGGGCTCCATCTCAATATCTCCAAATTTGGGGGCCTAACAACAGTTATTTTAATTTATATAATCCAACATCTGGAAATACAATTCAAATAGTTACCTTAGGACAGACCGGGTTAGATACTGATAATCCTAATTCCGCACCAACAACTACTACTCCAAGTACTATTACTCAATATCCTTCTCTTGCATCTGGTGAATTTGGAGGAAGTAGCACTCAATATTCTCAAACATATAATTCTAATAATACTTATCTAAATAATGTTCCTGTTGAAGATCCTAATAGCCCTCAATTAAATACATTATCTCAAACTGGGTTGGATACTGAAAATCAAAATGCTACTCCAACAACTACTACCCCAGATACAATCACTCAGTATCCATCATTAGTAAGTGGAGAGTTTATGACTGGGGCTACTCAATATACTCAAAATTATAACGCTAATAATACTTATTTAAACTCAAACTTTACTAACGCTCAAGAAGGTACTTTAGATTTAACAGGACTAGACAACACAGATACAAATGAATTACCTACAACATTTATACCTGATTCTGTATCTGCGCCTACTATATATCCTCAACCTGCTCAAACATATTTAGGAGAATTTCAAGGGGCCCCATCACAATTTAATCCCCAGTATTCACCAATACCTGGTCAAAGTTATCTAGATAATTATGATACTATTGTTAATGACAACAGTAATATTCAAGTTAATACTTTAGATCAAACTCGTTTAGATGTAGATAGCCTATTACCCCCAGATCCAACAATATATCCCGTGCTAGTGACTGGAGAGTTAGGGGAGGCTCCATCTATATATTCTCAAACTTATACCCCTACAAATCAGTATTATAATTTTATGAAAATAAATTATCAAGCTAAATAACTATATATATTTATATAAGAATATAAAGTTATAATAAATAAAATCTATGGATAATACATTTAAGATGCCGACAGAAGTTGTCGAATTACCATCACAAGGGTTAATCTACCCAGAATCATCACCTTTATCCGACGGTAAAATAGAAATGAAGTATATGACCGCTCGTGAAGAAGATATTCTAACTAACCAAAATTATATCAGTAAAGGTACGGTATTAGATGAGTTAGTCAAATCACTCATTGTTTCTGATGTAGATTATGAAGACTTAATTATAGGCGATAAAAACGCTGTTTTAGTAGCTGCTCGTATTTTAGGATATGGTAGTGAATATAAATTTAATTGGGGTGGAGAAGAACAAAATGTTGACTTATCTATATTAGAAAATAAACCTTTAAATACTAAACTATTTAAAAAAGGTATAAACGAATTTGATTTCACTTTACCCCACTCAGGTATTCCTATTACCTTTAAATTACTAACAGGTAAAGATGAAAAGAAAATAAATGCTGAGTTAGAAGGCTTAAAAAAAATTAATAAAAACTCTTCAGCAGATTTATCAACAAGAATGAAATATATGATCACTTCTGTAGGAGGTAACAGAGAAGCAAAAGATATTCGTGATTTTGTCGATAATATATTTTTAGCTCGTGACTCCAGGGCGTTAAGGGAGTACATAAAGGAGGTTCAGCCAGACGTAGATCTGACCTTTTTTCCCGAAGGGAGAAACAACAAAGTTGATATTCCCATTGGACTTAACTTTTTTTGGCCTGACCTCTGATTTAGCTTCTCAAGCTAGAGTTAATTTATTCTCTCAAATCCATGAAATAGTTTTTCATGGTCAAGGAGGTTATGACTGGGAAACAGTCTATAATATGCCTATTTGGTTACGTATGTTTACTTTTAATAAAATGAGAGAGTATTATGATAAACAAAATCCGAATAGTAATGATGATTTAGGTACTCAATCTCAAAAGGTTAAAGAAGGTAAAATAGATCTACCATCACATTTTAAAGGCCAAATGGACAAAGGTAAAAAATTAGCTAAGTACTAAAACTTAGCTTTTTTAATATTTATCGTATATATATAGATTATGGCAAGCAACCAACTATCAGCTAGAGAATTAGAAGAATTAAAAAAA